TTTGGATTTACTACTTTTAACTTACTCCGTAAAAATGAAAAACAAGAGGATATTTTAGATACTCAAGAAGAAGTTTTAGCTGGGTATTTAGACTATTTAGATAAAATTTCTAGAACAATAGAAGCGTCGGATAAAAAACTTAAAGAAATAGACCGTGCAGGTACATTTAAATCTGATGATGAGGTTGGGTTTTTCTTTAAATCTATCCAAGGCATTCAGGATATCTTAAATGATTTCAAGTTAAGAAAATTAAAATGATCACCGTGGCTAAGAAAAGAAGACCCAAGAGTAAAAACTACTTTACTAAAGATACTGAAAACGCTATTGTTAAATACAATAATGAACCAAACCCAGAAATAAGAAGTAATATATATAGGGATGAAATCCATTATGCTTTTTTTAAATTAACAGAAAACATAATCCATACTTTTAAATTTTATTACACTGAAGTAGACCAAATAGAACATCTACAACATGAGGTAATAACATTTTTACTTTCAAAGTTACATTTATTCAACCCAGATAATGGGGCTAAAGCATATTCATATTTTGGTACTATAACAAAAAACTGGTTAATAGTATATAATACAAAAAATTATAAAAAACGTGTACAAACAGCACCTGTAGATGAATTATTTAAGGATGATAATTACTCATATCAAATGGGTGAAGAAAAAGAAAAAGATAAATTATCTATTTTTATAGATAGTTATATTAAATATGTAGAAGATAGATTTGATACTTTTTTCCCTAAGGGTAATGATGCTAAAGTAGCAGATGCTATACTAGAATTATTTCGTAAAAGAGAAAATTTAGAAATATTTAATAAAAAAGCCTTATATATTTACATAAGGGAAATAATGGCTGCTCATGGTCTAGAAGTTAAAACACCTAAAATTACCAAAATAGCTACTAAATTATATGGTTTATTTAAAGGTAGTTATGTTTTTTACCTAGAAACGGGTTACATAGATTTTGAAAGATCTTAATTAATCATATTTATACGAGAACAAAATGTATAACTATGAGCCATTTAGACAAAAACATATTCGGTAAAAAATCATACTCAGATTTACTTAAAGAAATTTACGATAATCAAAAGAAAAAAGAAACACAAATTAGCGCATTAATCAATGAGCTTAAACCATTAATCAGTGATATAGGTGATGCTACAATGATTGTGCCACTTATCAAAGAATACATGGAATTAGGCATTAAAAATGATGAAGCACTTATTAAGGTTGCTACAATATTCCAACGTATATTCGCAAACGAAGGTACTGAAGAAAATGGATTTGGCATTTCAGAAGCAGAAAAAGAACAACTTCTAAAAGAAATAAACAATTTACAATTACCACCTAAAAAAGAAGATTAATGGGATTTAATAAAGGGCTATCGGCAAATATAAAACTCCCATCAGGAAATCCTTCTGATGGATATTCTATAAAAGATTTAAATGATGAGATTGAAAGAATAGACCAAAAAATGGTAGTTGCTAGAGTAACAGATATTATTTTAGATATTAATTACCCAGACATATTTAAACTAGGAGGATTAAGTGCAATTGGTAAAATATCTTTTGAAGAAAGTATTACAGGTGGGACAGGAATTGCAAAACCTTTTAACCCACAAATTTCAGCTTACCCTTTAATAAATGAACATGTTTTAATTTTTAGAATTCCCAATAAAGATATGGGGTTAGAAACTACTGAAGAACCTCACTATTATATAAACATGGTAAGCTTATGGAATCATCCCCACCACAATGCATATCCTGATCCTGAACTTAACTTAAATATACCTTCTTCTCAACAAAAAAGTTATGAAGATGTACAAGCAGGTTCTATTAGTAAAGTAACAAATGAAACATCTTCTCTAGATTTAAATAGTCCTAATAATGATTTTCAACAAACCTTTTTTGAAAGGCAAAATATTCACCCTTTATTACCTTTTGCTGGAGATATTATATATCAAGGTAGATGGGGTAATAGTATAAGATTAGGAAGTACAGCTAAAGCCAAAAATAAAAAACCTTCTAATCCTTGGTCTGATTATGGAAAAAATGGAAATCCTATTACCCTTATAAGAAATGGACAACCTCTTAGTTCATCTAATGCTGGATGGGAACCCATAGTAGAAGATATAAATAAAGACCAATCATCTGTATATTTAACCTCTAACCAACGTATACCTATAAATGTTGCTAGTGAAAGGTATTTTTCATATACTCAAAGATTTGGAGAAGTACCAACTATTCCTTCCCAATATAAAAAAAACCAAGTAATAATATCTTCAGGACGTCTAGTTTTTAATGCTAGTTCGGACCATATATTATTAAGTTCCCAAAGAACCATAAGTTTTGAAGCTATTAAAGGCTTTAACTTTGATACTCCTTCAAATTTTGTTATAGATGTAGGAACTACTATAAAATTAGGAAGTAAAGATGCAATTGAACCAGCAGTTAAAGGTGAAACTTTAAGAAATGATTTACATAATCTTTGTTATAATTTAAAACAATTAGTAAGTATATTAAAATATTCTCAAGTATGGCCTGGAGGAACTGTTGCAGCAGATGCAACAATATCTACAGTTTGTACTACTTTAGAAATGTCATTAGATAATTTATTAGATAATTTTTCAAAAGATTCAAATGGTAATTCTGTAATTTTATCTAAAACAGTTAAACTAGTTTAATGTTTGATACCCCAATATATCATTATAAAGCTTCTGTTCAAGACATTAATGGAAATAAAAGTAAGTTAAAAGGCAAAATTTACTTTGAGATTTATGAAGACGGTATGGGCGTTATAGGAGAAATTTCTAATTTTCCTAAAGGATATACTGAACTTCAACAATTTGGGTTAGATGCTAAAAGTAATAATTACCAAGAACTTGCAGAAGAAATGTTAAGGGAGATGAATTCTTATTTAGCAGAACTTACAGATGAAAATGAAGTTGTTGGAGGATTTGGTACTTTAGTTTTAACCCCAATAGAAGATTCCCCCTTTACAGATTATAAGTTTATAGGTAAAGTTGTAGATATGTCAACTAAAGAACCTATAGGGGGAGCTAGTATAACAGATTCCGAAAATAATTGGTCAACTGTTTCTGAAGAAAATGGTGATTTTGAATTAATGGGTCAATGTAAAGTACTCCCCCCAGAATTAGTTGAATTAGCTTTAAGTTCTTCTAAAAATGAAGCCTTAGAAGAAAAATTAAAAAACCCAAATTTTAAACTTGTAAGTCCTTTTACATTAACTATTGCAGCTCAAGACTATGAACCTACCCCAGTTATTCCTGTTACTTTAGAGGGTGAATTAAAGTCAACCTTAGGAATAACCCCATTAATACCCTCAGAAATAGTATTAAAACAAGCTATCGAAATGGAAATACCATTAACAATTCCACAAGTTAGAACTTTACAGTTATCTAAAATGGATTTTGAACAAGCTAAACAACAAGCTATAAATAGGGTGATAGTACAATTAAAAACAGTTTTACTTCCTCAAATTTTAGCATTAATAGCTGCATTTGGGGTAGCAGCAGCTTCTAAGGCTATAGGAAAAAAATATGGAGATATGAATGCTACTTGTCCTGCAAGTTTAGATGAATTAAATGAATTAATAAGAAAAAAAAATAGATTAACTAAAATTTTAAATAACATTTATAACTTTTTAAAAGGTTTAAGAGTAGGAGTACAAGTCGTAGATGGTTTAATAACTTTAGCCCAGGTTTTACTTCCAGTATTAACATCATTATCTTCTGCTCCTGGAGGAAATGCTTCACCTACTGAAGCTATAAAAAGAGAATTAAAAAAATATAAATTTATATCGTCCGCTACTTTAATTTTATTAACTTTACTTGTAGAAATATTAAATCGAGTCATTGAATATTTAAAAACTTTAGATAGTTTAATTGAAGGATGTTCTATAGAAGGGGCACTACCTCAAGAAACATTAACAGATGATCTACTAGCAGCTACCCAAACATCCCAATCTCCAGTAATCACTAATATAAATGGGTTTATAATGAGTGTAATTCCTGTAGAAGGACCAACTAATAGTAGTTTAAAACGTAGAAAAGCAATAGCAAGAAACCAAGCAGGGGTAATAATGTTAGAAGGAGAACCTTCATTTTCTTCTAATGATCAAATTTTAATAGATGAATTAGTATATTACATACAAACAAATGATTTAAAAGCCGATTAATTTAATATTTATAACAAACATGACAATGAAAACCGAAGCACTTAAAAAAATAATCAAAGAAGCCGTTAGAGAGGCTATACAAGAGGAGCTAAAGGAAGTTTTACTAGAAGCAGTTAAAGCACCTAAAGCTGTAGTTACCCAACCAATACAAGAAAGTATTACATCAACTACACCTGCACCTGTTACACAAACACCTAAACATAATTTAGCTGAACAAAGACAAAAATATATGGATGTTTTAGGAGAAACGGGATTAAACTTAACTAGTAAAGATGCTCAAACTTTTAACCCAAAAGGTAACATGGATACAACTTCCCCAAATGGAGCATTACCTGGGGGAGAAGTAGGAATGGACCAAATAATGGGATTAATGACAAATAAATAATGGCATTTGACGCTCAACAAATATACCCCATTGACTTTAATAAAAGTGCTGCTGTAGGGATAGATATTCCTTTTAATGCACCTAGTGTATTTAGACCTAACTATACTACAAAAGCGGCTATTAAAAATAACTTAATTAACTATTTTTTAACAAACCCAGGAGAAAGACCATTAAATCCTGAATTTGGAGGTGGGTTAAGAGCTTTTATATTTGAACAAATAACTGATAATAATTTAGATTTTTTAGAAGAACAAATATCATCTGATTTAAATAATTTTTTTCCAAATGTAAATGTAAATAATTTAGAAATATTAAAACAAGAAGATTTAAACACAATAACAGTATTATTATCTTATAATGTAATAAACACTAATATTAATGATACTTTAGAAATAGACTTTACATAATGGCAACAGTAGATAGAGATATAAAATATGTAAACAGAGACTTTTCAGATATTAGAGCTAAGTTAATAGAATTTTCTAAAACTTATTTCCCTAATACTTATAATGATTTTTCCCCAACATCACCAGGTATGATGTTTATGGAAATGTCAGCTTATGTAGGTGATGTAATGTCTTTTTATTTAGATAACCAACTTGGAGAAACATACACCCAATTAGCTAGGCAAACAAATAATTTATATGAATTAGCTTATATGTTTGGTTACAAACCTAAAGCAACTGCTGCAGCACAAGCTGTAGTAGAACTATACCAACAAGTACCTTCTAAACTAGTAAGTGGAGAATATGTACCTGATATGGATTATGCTTTAACTATAGGAGAAAATAGTACTGTATCTTCTACTTTAAACA